ACTTTCTGAAACCGCAAGAGATCGAGCCGACATCTCCAGAAGAGTTCCAAGAAGTTGACGAGAACATCGACACCGAACACGAATGTCCCAAATGCAGCTATCGGTGGAGCGGGAAATCTGGAGGGCCGAACTAATGAAACCACCTTACAAAGTCCCAACTATGTCAGAGATCCGCTCCTTACCTTGGAACGGATTCAACGCGATAAGCACATTCAGCGGAGGAGGAGGATCATCGACCGGATACCGGATGGCAGGCTTTAAGGTATTATGGGCAAACGAGTTCATCGACGCCGCTCGCGATACATACCGCGCAAACATGGCACCGCATACGATCCTCGACGGACGAGACATTCGACAAGTGACAGCATCCGAGATCTTGACCGCGATCAAGATGAACCCCGGCGATCTCGACCTCTTCGACGGATCTCCTCCCTGTTCTTCATTCTCAACCGCAGGAAAGCGTCAAGCAGGTTGGGGACAAGTGAAGAAATACAGCGACAAAGCGCAACGCACCGACGATCTCTTCTTTGAATACATCCGACTGCTCCGCGATTTAAAGCCTAAGACTTTCGTCGCTGAGAACGTATCTGGACTGATAAAAGGATCTGCGAAGGGCTATTTCATCGAGATTATGCGCGAACTAAAGGCGAGCGGATACCGGGTCAAGTGCAAGATCCTCGACGCTCAATGGCTCGGAGTTGCTCAAGCTAGGCAGCGGACGATCTTCGTCGGAGTTCGAGAAGACCTCGGACTCGATCCGGTTCATCCGAAGCCGCTTTCATATCGCTACACGGTCGCCGACGCTAATCCTCACGTCACCGCGTTCGATTTAGGTCGAGGCTTTGGAAAAATATTAAAGGTCAAAGCGAATGATTTTTGCTATCAAACAGTTGGCTCCTCACCGTCGTCAGGAAACGGACTAGCTACTAACGTTTATTTAGAATCAGGAGCGAAGAGAAAATTCACGATTGAGGAGCTTCGGAAGATTTGCGGCTTTCCAGATGACTACATTCTTGCCGGAACTTTTGCGCAACAGTGGGAACGATGCGGTCGATCAGTTCCGCCCGTCATGATGAGCCACATCGCGGCAGTCGTCCGCGATCAAATCTTGAGAAAATTATGAAGATCCCCGAACAATGGACATTCAAGAGCGATGAGGTCGCGAAAGGATTCGACGATCACGTCAGGGAGCAGCTCCCTTGGTATGATATGGCAACCCGGATCGTCGGTCACGTCGCTCGCCATTACATCCCCGAAGGTGGACTCGTCTATGATATAGGAGCGAGCACAGGAAACATAGGAAACGCGATCAAGGAAACGCTCGACAATAGAAAAGCTCGGCTTGTTGCGATCGACAACTCACCCGAGATGATCTCGATCTACAACGGACCGGGCGAAGCGATAGTCGCTGACGCTATCTCCTACGAGTTCGAGGAGTTTGACTTCGCAGTTGTTTTTCTTGTTGTTATGTTCCTTCCAGTATCTAAGCGCAGGCAATGGATTTACGAGATGACCCGCAAGATCAAGCCTGGTGGCGCGATGATCGTCTTCGACAAGTGCGAGCAGGCTAACGGATACGCCGGCACTGTCATCTCGCGACTCGCTATGGCTGAGAAACTACGCAACGGAGTCCCAGCGAGTCAGGTGCTAGACAAAGAGCTATCCCTCGCCGGAGTTCAACGACCAATCGACATAATCGGGACGATACCACTGAACGCAACCGAAGTGTTTCGCTTCGGCGACTTCGCTGGGTGGATCATAGAAAGCAATAACCTATGAGCGCTAAGAAGTCACCAGCGAAGAAGGCACCGCCAAAGCCGGCCGCGCCCAAGGCAGCGCAGGCAGACACGACGCAGCTCTGCCGGTTGTTCAATCTGACGAGCGCACGCATCGGGCAGCTTGCCAAGGATGGGATCATCTATAAGACCGAGCGCAACCAGTTCGACCTATGGCGCAGCGTCCGTGGCTACATCGAGTTTTTGCAGAAGAGCAAGACCGAAGGAGCAAGTCACATGGAGCGCAGCGGCACGAGCGGCGACCCGCAGGAGTTGGAGGAGCTGGTGCGGCAGGTCAAAGCGGCACGAACTTACAACGACGCACGGACGCTGAAGGTGCAGATTGATGCGCTTCGCGGAGGCTACGCGCTCGAGGTCGAGCAGGAGCGGTATTGCTCAATCAACCAGATCGAGGACGGCATGGACGGCATTGCTGCCGTGGTGCGCAACGCTATCAAGCGGATGGAAGCCGACCTACCGCCGATGCTCGAGGGGCTGGACGCATCTGGCATGAAACGACTGATTGCGGAAAAATCCGCACAGGTCATACAGATCATTTACGATGAAGGTGAGCGAATCAAAGCGCCAATTTCTGGAGAAATCCCGGCGCATTAAGCGGGCATTTTTTAAGAACTTTCGGCCACCCAGCGACCTAACGCCTGCCCAATGGGCAAGTGATCGAGTTGTTATCCTCGACGGGTTGACACCGAAATACTCGACGGTCAATGCACCGTGGCAGACCGAGCCACTGAACATCGTTGCCGATCCCGAGGTCAAGGAGGTCGTCTATCTCGCGCCGATAGGAACTGGCAAGACCACGTTCATGGAGGCAGGGCTATGCTACATCATCGCCGAAGATCCGGGGCCGACGCTGCTGGTCGGTCAGACCGACGACGACTTGAAAGACTGGGCCGAGACGCGGATGGACTACGCCATTATGAACACGGCGGAAACTGCTGCCCTGCTGCCGCGTGACCGGCACAAGAAACGGAAAATGGAAATCCTGTTCCCGTCGATGTCACTTTTCCTCACCGGCGCGAATTTGTCAGGACTACAAAGCAAGTCGATGCGTCGCGTATTTTGCGATGAAGCATGGCAGTATCGACCAGGCATGTTGAACGAAGCTCGAGGACGCCTGCACGACAGGTGGAACAGGCAATTTTTTATCCTGTCACAAGCCGGCGTGAAAGGTGACGACCTCGACAAAGCGTGGGGACATTCCGACCAGCGCGAGTTCAGCTTCTCCTGCCCGAGCTGCAACATCGTGCAGCCTTGGAAATGGTGCAACGTGGTGGGCTACGAGGATGAGACTTTGGAACCGCTAGCACGAGCGCAGATGGCACAACTGAAATGCGACAACGCCGACTGCGACTGGACGTGCGCAGACTCACCGCAACCGAGGAGGGCGCTGGCCGAGGCTGGGCAGTATGTGGCAACCGCGGTCGGCATGCCGGGACACGTCGGCTTTCACTACAACGTGCTTGCCAACTGGAGAAAACCACTGTGGGAGATCGTGCTGCTGTGGCTAGAGGCAAAGGCAGCTATGCGCGTCGGAAACGTAGATCCGCTGCGGCAGTTTATTCAGAAGCGGCTGGCCGAAACGTGGGAGGAGGATCTGACCGACAACCGCGAGGCGCTGGTCGGCAACGGCTACCTCGTCGCCGAGTACACCGACAAGCAAAAGATTGAGGAGGAGGCACATCGATTCCTGACAGTTGACAAACAGCGCGACCACTTCTGGGCTGGAGTCAGGGCATGGCGAGCTAGCGGCGAGTCGATGCTGTTGTGGTATGGCAGGATCGAGACGTTCGATGGAGTGCATGACTTAGCACTGCGCTACCAGATAAAGCCGCAGATGGTCTTCGTCGATGCTGGCTACGACACCGACCAAGTCTATTCCGCCTGCGCTCGGATGAACTGGACGGCACTGCACGGTAGCGGCCAGAAAAGTTTCGCGTACAAAAAACAAAATGGCGACATCATCCACCGACCATTCACGCGATTCCAAGATGCAACCGCATCGGGCGGCGGGAAAGCTCGGTATGCGCACTGGGCGAGCGATCGGATCAAAGACATCCTGCACGCGCACCGCACCGGCATTGCTGGATCGTGGGACATCCCAGACGACATCTCGGTGGATTTCTTGAAGCAGATTGACAGCGAGATTAAAAAAGAGGTCACCAACTCCAAGACCAAGCAGGTCGAGTATCGCTGGACTAGGACGCGGAATAACAACCACGCGTGGGACGTGGAGGCGATGCAGATCGTGGCGGCGCTTATGCTTAAGATCATCCCCGGCTTCGATGTTTGACATGGCAGCCTAGTCGATGGCTGCCAACGTCCGAGAAGTCGCGAGAAATTTATTCCACTACGCCAACTGCAACCCACAGAGGATCGCAGGAATCAAGACTGCCTTCGATGCGGCGATGGGTGGAGCGCTCACAAAAGGTGGCATGGACAGCATTACGTCTGCCACCAAGAACGG